GCCAGTCGGATCCATCGAGACTGTTCTGGATTGCCAGAGCAGCCTTGCTTTTCGTCCGAAGTGCATGGGATACCTGCTGTGATGCAGACCCTGTCTTCAGACATGTCAAGGATTCAGACTGGTTTGGGCTCCTGGAAGTGCTACTGAAAGCACCAGATCCAGCCACAAGTGTTAAGTGGCAGAAGTATCTGACCTGCTGGCCAATGGCAAAGTATCTGCGTCAAGCGGAACTGCCGGTCATGCCCGAAGGTCTCCAGGAAGCATTGGGAGTGGGTTCCAACTTCCATTTCCCCCTGAATGGGGGCGCTCGTCGCCATTTTCGCAACCTGCTTGCCTCGCGGTCCAATACGGTCCGCTCATCCAAAGTGATGTGGTCAATTCTGCAGGGTGTGAAACGTGGCTGTGCCGAAGTTCCCGGTGACTTCATCTGTAAAACGATGAGAGACCACCAAGCGGCACTGACCCAAACGCTGCCATGGCTCGGAGATGATGATATGGAGGAATTCCGTAAGAAGTTCCGAGCAATTTGGCGTGTTGAGCGTGAGGTCACGAGCGAGGGCAAAAGGTGGGCGGCGTTCCATCCGAGTCGGAAGATGCGGCATTTCGCCGATCAACCGGCTAATCCGGGCTTCAACGCGTGTTTCGAAAACACGCGAGGGAAGGGCGGTCGTGCAGGTTTTGTACGTACTCGCCTCCTCGAGGAGCTGCGTCATTACGATGATATTCCCGAAGGGATCTCGTGTGAGCAGTGGCCCCTTGTCCGGTACACGGAGGATCAACCTGGAAGAGTAGTGCGCGAGGGCATCCTGCCCCGCGTTACACCCCAGTACGCCGTCAAGCTGGCTTTGGACGAGCTTCGGAAGAATGGTGGCAGTTGCGAAGCAACTGTGGCCGCCATCCTCGAGCCGTTGAAGTGCCGCTTGATCACCAAAGGCAGTGGTATGCCATATTTCGCAGCGCAGCCTTTTCAGAGAGCCATGTGGGAACGATTACAAAAGTTCCAGGCTTTCAGGCTGACCGGACGACCGCTCATGGTGTCGGACCTCGAAGATCTTGTAAATCGCGGCAAGCGTCTTGATCTCGAGAGGTTCGACAAATGGGTCTCCGGTGACTATAGCGCAGCGACGGACGGACTCTCGCAGCAGATAAACCTGGCTTGCCTCGAGGAGGCGATCCAATCTGCCAGCCTCTCCGAGGACGAGGCTGAAGTCGCGAGGGCTGTCCTGGGCAACCACGACATCCACTATGTTCGAGGCGAGGGCGGTGACTACCGCTATGATGCCGAGCACGAAAGCTCGTATCCCAACGCCTTGAAGAAGCATGAGCATAAGATCCGCCAAACGAATGGCCAGCTCATGGGATGTCCCCTGTCCTTCCCGATCCTGTGTGTGATCAACGTGAGCGCGTATTGGATTGCGCTCGAAAAGCACACGGGTCGGAAGTTCACGATCGACGAATTGCCGGTCCTCGTGAATGGTGATGACATTTGTTTCCGAGCAGATGATGAGTTCTACAGCGTGTGGAAGCACTGGACCAAGGTCGCGGGCTTCACACTCAGCGCTGGGAAGAACTACATCAGCCCGGACTTTGTCACCATCAACTCCGAGGGCTTCGTGCAACGAACCGATGGCCACCTCGAGAAGGTCGGCTTCCTCAACACAGGGCTGCTTTACAGCGGCCGGAGTGTGGAGCGAAGAGTCGACTTCCAAGAGGAGAAGAAGGCCCGAGTCGGTTTGCGTCCCGAGAACAGGGAAATGCCTTTTGCACCCAAGGTCAACCGCGTGATTACGGAGTCGAATGACCCCCGCCGCACGTTGCTTCGCGTTCACGAATTGTTTCGCGAAGACATTGCGTTTCATACGCACCGCGGCGAGATCAACATGCACGCGACGCCCGAGTTGGGCGGCCTTGGGATTGTATTGCCCGATGATTGCACGACGAGGTTCACACCATGGCAACAACGTGTTGCCGGCTACCTCCGCTCTAAGTGGAAAGATATGTCCTTCGGGACCATTCTGTCTTCCACAGAAGAAAGCGAGGAGAGGGTGTGGGACCTGAACCAGCCGATGGGCCTGGACGGACGGATGACATACTGTCGCAAGGCAAAGCCTAGCGCATCTGTTGTCCTCGACGTCAAGCCCGGCAGGGTGGTCGTGCGTCAGAAGTTGGAACCCTTGAGAGAGAACGAGCAGCGGTGGACTCTCGAACCGTGCAGCCTAATGAATTACCAGGCTGTACGAAACGATTGCAACGGCGAATGGAAAATTCGCCAGTTGTCTGCCGCAGACAAGGAAGCAGCACGCGAGTACCAGGGAAGTCGGGTTATTAGCCCGCTCGAATGGCACGATGAGTTGCGTGTGCTCAAGACCGTCGAAGCGGATGCCGAGATAGACGATACGAACGTTGTCGATGATGACGTTACGACCGCAAAGTCGAGGCTCCGCCGTTCAGATTCGCGTATGGTTACGACCTTCCGGACAGATGACGGTGATCTTGTCGAGTTCTCTCATGCCCAGTCAGCACGGCGCTGAACCTGAGCTCGCGAGACGGATTGCATGACCCGAAACGCTTGGCGGAGTACTCCGCTCCCTCACACCGATGCATAAGACCTTAAAGACATGAATGTCGTGGCCGCAGATTCGGTTGTGTACGGGAGCCAAGAGGCTCGCCTTGCGCGAAGTGTTGTGTTCTGTTTAGCACTCAGCAGGTTCTTCACGCGACATCGGCAGGTGGCACTCTAGGGTGTTCACTTGGGTGCACTGCGGCTCTAGGCCGTTGGTGTTCCAGTGCAGTCAGACCTATCTTTAGTGGTCTGGGGG